GCAGGCGTTCTTCGGAGAGTTCATAGAAGACGTGGACCGGAAGGGGACGGCGCTCGCGGACTTCCTGCGCAGGCAACTGGTGGGGGCAATGGTGGCAGGGACGAGCTACGTGCTGGTGGACTTTCCGCGGATGGGACAGAAGCCGGGGAGCCGGGCGGAGGAAGACGCGCTGGGCGCATCGCGGGCGTACCTGGTGGAATACGCGGCCGAGGACCTCATCAATTGGAATCTGGACGAACAGGGCAACTACGAATGGGTGGTGCTGCGGACGGAGCTGACCAAGCAAGACCACGTTGAAGATACCGATTGGCGGCGCGAGAAGCGCTGGGCGTATTACGACAAGCAGAATTTCCGCTTGTACCGGCAGGCGATCAGCGGCGGCGGAGCGGAGCCGGTTGAGTTGATCGACGAAGGGCTGCATGGTCTGGCGAAACTGCAGCGAGTGCCGTTGTTCGGGGTGCGGATTCCAGAGGGGCTATGGATGTTGAATCGCGCTGGTTCCTTGCAACTGGAGCATTTCAATAAATCGAATGCACTGTCGTGGGCGCTGACGATGGGGCTGTTCGCAATGCCGGTGGTCTACTCCGATCGGGAGTGGAGCCAGATGGTGGGTGAGAGCTACTACATCCAACTGGGTCCAGAAGACCGATTCGGCTGGACGGAACCGGAGGGCAAGGTTTATCAAATCGCGGCGGATAACCTGGCGAGTTTGCAAGAAGAAATCTACCGTGTGTGCTACATGCCGCAGGCGGGAGCGCCGCTGGGGCAGGGGGGCCGGCAATCGGGAGTCAGCAAGCAACTGGATTCGTCGATCACGCAGGAGGTGCTGCGAGCATACGGGGACGCGGTGAAGGATTTGGTGCGGCGAGTCCTCAAGGCGATTAACGCGGCGCGGGAGGATGACCTGGCGATTGGCGTGATGGGCCTGGATGAATTCGATATTTCCGACTTCGCGGTAGAGGTGGACGATGCGCAGAAGCTGCTGGCATTGGGGGCGGAATCGGTAACGTTGCGGAAAGAAGTGCAGAAGAAACTGGCGCTGAAGTATCTGGCGGACGCACGGCAGGATGTGAAGGACAGGATTGTGGCGGAGATTGAACAGGGGACAGTCCCGAGCGCTGGGGGCCGCTAGCAGATGGATGACATTCGCGAGATTGTACAGGCGGTAGTACAGGAGTTCATGCCGCAGAAAAGCGAGCTGGAGGAAGAGCGCAAGCGGCGCGAGGCACTGGAGGAACGAGTTCGCGAGCTGGTGGTAAAGGCGGACGAGGCCGAGCGCAGCGCGGCAGTCAGGGCGGAGCTACAGAGGCAGGGCGTGGCGAAGCTGGACTTGGCTTACAAGGCCATTCGGGATGAGATTCAGCGCGGGGAAGACGGAAAGCTGATCGGGATGCGTGAGCACGTGGAGCAGTTCGTGAAGGAGAATCCGGAACTGCTGCCCGCGCGGATGGGCGGCGGTTCTGGCGCGGGCGCGGGGCAGAGAAGCGCACCGGGTGAGACACGGGTTGATCTAGAGACGATTCGTCCGGGCATGAGTCCGGAGGAACTGGACAGAGTCCGAAAGGAGATCGCCAGAGTGGCGTCGTTGACGCTGCGCGGGTGGTAGAGGAGAGAGAGAACAATGGCAACAATAACTTCGGCAAACGTAGCAAGCGCGATTGTAAAGCTGGTGGCGGCGGACGCCCTGCCGGCGTTGATGGGGAACCTGGTAATGGGGAACCTGGTCAATCGCGATTATGAGCCGGCGCTGGCGCAGGCGGGAGACACCATCAACGTCCCGATTCCGCCGACGCTGGTGGCGAACAACATCGCGGAAGGCGGCACGGTGCAGACGCAGAATCCGAATCTGGGAAATGCGCAGATCGTGCTGAACACCCATGCGGAGGCTACGTTCCAGGTGCCGGACGTGACCAAGATTCTGGCGGTGCCGGATCTGTTGAAACTGTACATGCAGCCGGCGGTGGTGGCATTGGCGGAGAAGATTGAATCCGACCTGCTGGGGCTGTATCCACAGTTCACGACGAACACGGCAGTGGGGACGGCGGGTACCACCATTACGGAAGACACGGTGGACGCGGCGGAGACGGCTCTTTTCAGCACCAAGGTCCCAGCGAGCGCGGCCAAGTACCTGGTGGTAAATGCGGCCACTTACTCCGCGCTACGGCAGATTCCACGGTTCAGCGAGTACAACTCGGTGGGCGAAGCAGGGCTGCGCGTGATCGTGGATGGGGCGGTGGGCAAGATGAAGGACTTCTACATCTTTCGCTCGCAGTTCATTGCGCAGACGGGGAGCGCTCCGGTGACGACGCATAATCTGGCGTTCACTAAGGACGCTATCGGGCTGGTGGTGCGCCGTCTGCCGCAGCCGCTGCCGGGAACGGGCGCAATTGCGGAGTATGCCGAGCTCGGCAACTTCGGGATGCGCGTGACCATGAGCTATCAACCGAATACTCTGGCGCAGCAGTTCACGGTGGACGTGCTTTACGGAGTAGGGGTACTGCGGAACAATTTCGCGGTGCAAGTGAATAGTTAGCGCAGTACCGGTCGCGACGGGGGCGGGCTGTCATGGCTCGTCCCCATTTTTATTGGATGGCAAGAAAACGGGAGATGAGATATGGCCCTGCTGACGGACGGCAATCCGAACGATAGCGAAGCGCTGCGCGTATACGAGGCGGCGATCTTGGACGTGGCGAACGTGGAGACCATCAACCTGAACGCGAAGCTCTGTTTGGCCACGGAGGAAATTTCTCAGGACGTGCTGGATGTGCTGCTCGGTCACACGCGGACGCTCTATTCGGTGACGGCTCCCGTGGGTGAAGACCGGCGGCAGATCGGCGTGTCGGATGTAGTGGTGAGTCCGCAAATGAAGCGGTGGCATGCGCTGCATACGCTGGCAGTGGTTTACCGGGACGCATATAACAATCAATTGAACGATCGCTATTGGAACAAGTGGGAAGAATATCGGGAGCTAGCGCGCGGAGCGAAGGAGCGGACGCTCGAGTTCGGCATCGGACTGCTGGCGGCGCCGGTGCCACGAGCTGGAACGCCGGTGCTGGGGGCGACGGCAGGAACGTTGGCGGGGACGATTTACTATGCGCAAGTGAGTTGGGTATCGGCGACGGGTCAAGAGGGGAGCGCGAGTCCCGCCACCACTTTTCAGACCACCGACAACAGTGCGTTGACGGTGGCAGCCGTGAATGCGCCGGCAATCGCGGCGGGATGGAATGTGTATCTGGGGCCGACGGTTTCGACGCTGACGCTGCAGAATAGCTCGCCGCTGGCGATTGGCACGACCTTTACGCTGCCTGGGTCGGGACTGGTGACTGGGCTGAGTCCCGGGGATGGACAGGCGGCGGACATGTTCGTAACCGGCGGCCGAATTTTGAGGCGGGGATAACGTCATGGCACAGGCGGCGAGCATAGCGGCGAGTAAAGTGGTTGCGCTGTTCACGGACTCTGTTGCAGGATTGGCGCCGGTGGCGGCACAGATCGCCGCGAATGCCGGAGTGGATTTGCCAGCCATCCCAGCGGAGAACGTGGTTCAGCAAAACACTCCGGTGGCGCTGATGGAGAAGAGCGCGGCGGTCAAGTATCCGGTGGTGCTGGTATACGCGGATCGGGTGCAGAATCTGCTGACCGAGAAGTTCCGCAACTTTTCGGGCAAAGTTCGCACGGTGGCGGAGGTGAGGGCATCGCAGGACCGCATCGAGGGGTTGGAAGAAAAGGTGCGCCTGTACGTGGATGCGGTGACCCAGGTGCTGGATGCCAATCGGGGGGGCTGGGGACAGGGAATGTTTTTCACTGGCGGCTACGAAGTGAAGTTCGACCCGGTGCAACACGGCGGGCGCAATATTCTGCAGGCGGCCAAAGTGATTTTTGAAGTCGATTTGTCGAGCTAAGAGGGGCTGGGATTCATGTCGTGTTACATATCGTCAAACAATAACCGGTTTTATGCTGCGCTCGAATCCGCTTATGGAAGTGTGCCGGCGATCACGGGGCAGAACCGGATTCCGGGAGTCAAACTGGCGGCGAGGCAGGTGCCAGAGCAGAGCTCGCGCAGAGACAAGTCGGGGAGCCGGACCTTCGTCGGATTGCCGAACAGCATTCGGAAGCGGACCGCGTATCAGCTAGACACTTTCATGACGGATTGGGTGAGCGGGCAGGCGGCGCCGAGCCATGGTCCGTTGTTTCAGGCGGCGATGGGCGGGACTCCGCAGGCTTTCGCCGGAGGAACGGTGGCGACGACAAGCGCCACGACGCAGATCGCTTTTTCGGCGGCGCACGGCTTGAGCGTGGGGCAGGCGGTGGCGAGCGCGAGCGAGATTCGGTTCGTCGCTGCGATTCAGGATTCGACGACTGTGTTTCTGATTGCGCCTTTCACGGGCGGAGTGGCGGCGGGAACGGTGCTGGGTCCGACACTGACGTATCCGCTGGGAAGCGATCTGGGAAGCGTCAGTATTTTCGACTATTGGGATCCGGCCGGCGCAGTGCAGCGAATTCTGAATGGAGCGGCGATCGATTCGGCGAAGGTCAGAGTGAATGGCGACTTTCAAGAGTTCGTCTTCGCGGGACCGTCACAGGATTTGCTCGACAGCGCCAGCTTTGCTAGCGGACAAGGCGGCTTGAGCCAGTTCCCGACGGAACCGGTGAACACAGGGTTCGACTACACAATCGTGCCGGGGCATTTGGGGCAAGTGTGGATGGGTGCGACTCCTGCGAGTTTTCTTACGCTCACGGCTGCGGAACTTAACCTGAGTAACAGCGTTCAACTGCGAGTGCGCGAGTTCGGCAGCGATCTGGCGCGCTGTATCGCGGCGGGGGAACGCAAAGTGACGTTGAATTTCAGCTTGTTCGAGATGGTGGACGCGCAGACTCCGGCGCTGTATCAGGCGGCGCGGCAGCGGTCGCCCATCAGTGTGATGCTGCAACTCGGCCAGGCGAGTGGCCAGCTATTTGGAGCCTATATGCCGGCGATGGTGCCGGAGGTTCCTGCATTCGACGATTCAGAGACGCGGCTGCAATGGAAATTTCAAAACAGCAGGGCACAGGGGGCAGTGAATGATGAGCTCTACATCGCTTTCGCTTAGAAGCGAGGCGGAACATTCCTACGACAGCGCGTTGTGGTTCGACGCGGAGTCGGCGGCCGGAGTGAGGTACGGGATCGCACGGCTGACGTTCGGGCGAAGGCTAGATCTGGCGCGGCGGATTCGGGAGATCGGACGCAAGGCGGAGTTTCTGGCCGCGGGCACGGACGCGCGGGAGAAGCTGGAAGCCGCGGTGGTGGGGGCGGAGGTCGACCGGGCCTATCTGGAGTGGGGACTGCTGGCGGTGGAGGGGTTGACGATCGACGGAGAACCGGCCACTCCGCAGGCGGTGGTGGATAAGGGTCCGCTGGAGTTGGCGACGGAGATCCTTGGCCGCGTGAAATCGGAATGCGGCTTGAGCGAGGCGGAAAGAAAAAACTAACAGTCGCATTCCATTTTCTGAGCGGGAATCAGGCCGGATGGAAATGCGAGTCATGTCGACGGCAAGGGCTGGAAGGTGTGCGCCGGTGCGGGTGGATTCCGGAGGAGCAGCGCGGGCCGCGGAAAGCGGTATGGGCACGGGGGCGTGTGTCGACGGAGGAATGCCCGCGGTCATGGGTGACGCCCGAAAGCATCGGCTGGGTGGAATGGTTTTTCGCGAATAAGAGTTTTGGCAGGAGCGAGCTGGCGGCGCTACCGGCGAAAGAGGCGGACGCAATGTTGACGCTGGAAAAAGAGTGGCGAGAGGTGAGGGATGGCCAACAGTTCTGAAAGTTTGACGGGTTTGCTAAAGGCGAGCGGACTCAGCGGGGGCGATTCGCTCAACACGCACATGACCAGCCTGTCGGATCAGTTGCAGCAACAGCAGAGCATCAACGACGCTCTCATGCAGCAGACGTTGGCGGCGATGGCGCAGCCGAGCGGAGGAAGCGGCGGCGGGACATCTGGCGGAACGACAGGCGATTCGATTCTGGGCACGATCGGCAGTGCGCTCGGGGGAGTGCTGGGCGGCGGACTTGGGCTCGCTCCGTTGGTCTCGGGTATCGCGGGCCTGTTTGGCGGCGGCGATTCTAGCACTCCAGCGGCGCTGCCGACTTACATGGCGCCGCTGCCTATCAATTTAGACGCAGGCTTCAGCGAAGGGGGCGGTGGAGCGTACGGAGTGGACACCGCTCAAGGCGGGGCGCCGAGAGCGATGACGAATTCGTCCTCGTCCTCGTCGCAGATCACGGTGCAGGTACAGGCGATGGACAGCTCGTCGTTTCTGGATCACAGCCAGGACATCGCGCTGGCCGTCCGGCAGGCGATGTTGCAATCGAGCGTGTTGAACGACGTAATTCGGGACGTGTAGCGTGGCAACATTTCCAGCACTGAAGACCGGGGCGGTGGCGCAGTATGGGTCGAGCCGGACGCGCACATTCTCGACGCAAGTGTTCCGATTCCTGGACGGCAGTGAACAGCGGTTTCAGGATTATGGAGCGCCCCTGCGACGATGGACGATTCAGTTGAGTTTGCTGGATGAGGCGGAACTGACCGCGCTGGAATCGTTTTTCCAAGCGCAGGGCGGACAGGCGGAGAGCTTTGCGTTTCCCGATCCATGGGATGGAACCGTGTATGCGAACTGCAGTTTCGATAACGATCAACTGGCGACGCAGTATGGCGGACAGGCGGCCGGGACGGCAAGCGTCACGGTGAAGGAGAACCGAAGTTAGATGCTGGTGTTTCCTCAATTGACGACCGGCGCGGCGGCGCTCTATCCGGTAACCAAGCAAGGATTGCAGCGCACCGTCGTGAACGCGCTGGCGGACGGAAGCACGGTAGTCTACGCGGATCCCGATGGGGCCGTGGCGGGGTGGGCGTTGCGTGCGACAGGACTGACGCTGGCGGAGTGGAATGCGATCGAGAGCTTGTTTCAGCAGACTGCCGGGATGGCGGGGACATTTACGTTTCTCGATCCCGTGGGAAACCTTCTGCTCCAGAGCGAAAACTTCAGCGCGGGCGCGTGGACCGCCGGCGCGCTGGTTCAATTGACCGCCGGAATTTCCGATCCGCTCGGAACCACGCGGGCGACCGCGCTCGTGAATACCGGGCAGGCCAGCGCCGGGCTGACGCAGATACTCAACGTTCCCGGAAACTTTCAATATTGTTTGAGCACCTGGGTGCGCAGCACTTCGGGATCGGCGGTGACGCTGACGATAGCGAATAGCAGCAAGTCCTTCGCGGCGGGAACGCAATGGGCGAGAGTTTATTTTTCTTCGAATCCGGGGCAAGCAGGCGCGGCGACGGTCACATTCGGGGTACAGGTTGCCGCAGGCGGCTCCGTGGAATTATTCGGGATGCAGGCAGAGGCGCAATTGGGGCCGTCGGACTATAAACTCACGGGCGCTGCGGGCGGCGTGTATCCGAAAGCGCGGTTTGGCTCCGACCAAATCACCGTGACTGCACAGGGGACCGACGTTTACGACACGACGATTCAAATTATGAGTACCGAAAGCTAAGTCCATGCCGACCATCGACCAATTCAAAGAGCAGGAAACGCCTCCGACACCGCTGTTCATTTTCGACTGTGTGCTGGCGTCCGGTGTCACGGTGCGATGGAGCACACATGCGGTCACGGTGGGGGGAAACGCGTATCCGGCGCGGCTGCTGAAGCACAATCTTGCGGCACTGGTGGCTTCGTCCGATCAAGGAGTGGACGGCGCGCAAAAGATAACCGTCACTCTGGCCAACGCGGATTCGTATTTCTCGCAGATTGAGCGCGAGACCGGATTCCGCGGCGGCCGGGTCACGATCCAGTTCCTGTTTTACGATTTGGTGGCAAACGCGGCGGTATCGGAACAACGAGTGATTTTTCTCGGCACCGGGAGCATGGCGGAGGAAATCACGGAATCCGCGTTCCGCGTCAGTTTTACGAACCGCCTCAATCTGCAGCGGATTGTGCTGCCGGAGGCACGAATCCAGCGGCAATGCCCCTGGTCGTTTCCCTCGACCGCACCGCAGAGACTGGAGGCGCTGAACGGCGGCCTCAAAGGAAAATATTCGGCGTTGAACCGCTGCGGATATTGTCCGGATCAGACCGGCGGCGTGGGAAATCTGGACGGCGCGGCTCCCTTCACGAGCTGCGATTACACGCGCACATCCTGCGTGGCGCGTGGCATGTTCGACACCGATAGCGCCAGCCATGTTACACGGAACTTCGGCGGCATCGAATTCGTCCCGGCGCAGATTCAGGTGCGCAGCTTCGGAGAGAGCGGCACGCATCTCTCGTCGCTGATCGACAACCAGGCGCGGTACAACGATTTCGTTCCGCTGGTGTACGGCACCGCATGGTATCAGCCGCCTATCACCTTCGCTCGCAATGACGGCAATCTCACGCACATGGAAGTGCTGCTGGGGATGGGGCAAATCGAAAGCGTGGTCACGGTAGTGGTGAACGGGGTCGAAATTCCGCAGGGCCAAAGCGGCCAAAACATGACGGCCACCGGCTGGTTTAACCTGGTGACCCCGGGGACGCGGAACGGCGCATTCAATTTGGACTTTGTGGACGCATCCGGGCAGCCGCTGGGCGATCCATATGGCAGCATGGCGCTCCTTAGCGTGGTGGTGCCGAACCAGGTGAGTAGCGCGCAATCGCTGCCAACCATCGATATCCTATTGATGGGCCTGATGCTGGAGCGTTTCGACAGCAGCGGGAACTCATTAGGAGAGACCTTCACCAACAGTCCGCCGTGGGTGCTGCTGGATGCCTTGCGGCGCAGCGGATGGCTGACGACGGAAATCGATCTCCCCAGTTTCGCGGCGGCGGCGGCATATTGCGACACGCAAATCGCGACCACCGACTTGTACGGCAATGCCATCTCGATTCCACGGTTCCAATGTAATCTGGTCATCGACGAACGGTGGAGCGCGGCGGAAGTGGTCAAAGGAATTCGCAACGGCTCGGGCTTGATGCTGGGGTATGGGCAGAGCGGGCTGCTGAGATTGCGCGTCGAGAACACGCTAGCGTTGCAGCAACCAACGCTGCCGGACGGCAGTAACAGCACGGAGACGCTCAACGAAGGCTGGCCGGCGTATGAATTCAGCGACGGTTCCGCTGCGTTTTCGGGGATCGTGCGCAAGGCGAACGGCGATCCGGCGATACGGCTGTGGGCTCCCAATGGGGCGGATGTTGCTAATCGCCTTACGGTGGAATTTCAAGACGAATTCAACCAATATTCGCAGGACAGCCTGGGTCTGGTGGACGTTGACGACGCGGAACTGACGGGACGTGAAGTCAGCGCATCGTTCGCGGCGATCGGATTGCCGAATTTCGATCAAGCGGCGCGCATGATGCAACTGCAGCTCGACAAGGCGCTCAGCGGGTCGACCTTTGTAGAATTCGAAACAACGGTGAAAGGGGTTGGCCTAACGCCGGGCGATCTGATCAGCGTCACGTATCTAAAGGAGGGCCTGGAACGGCAGCCGCTGCGAGTGGTGCAACTGGCCCCAGGCCGCAACTTTGAGAGCGTGCTGGTGACGGCGCAATGGCACGACGACGAATGGTATACCACCGGCGATGCGAGCACGATCGGTGGCAGAAGTCCCAGTGGCGCGGGGTTGGGATTGCCCAAGCCGCTGGTAGGAAGCGTTGTCGACAGCAACGGTATCGAGCAGTTCGGTATTACGGAAACGGTGATTGAAGGGGCCGTCGGCAGCGCAGTGTTGTTGAGCGTCGCGTTCGTGCCGCCCGCGTTGCCAGAGGTTACGGGCGCCGCGATCCCCTTGGTGAGCCTCTCGCCGACCATGCCGGCAACCGGGGGCACGCTGGCCGGCAGCCTGAATTTGTACTACGCGCTGACGGCGCTGGATGCGAGCGGCGCGGAGAGCGGATTGTCCTTCACGGTGCGGGCCACGATTCCGGCGGGAACGAACACCAATGAGGTGACACTGACGGGTCTGAGCTTTTCGCCGGAGACCGCGGCGTTCAATGTCTATCGAGGCTTGAATCCGTCGCAACTGCTTAGGATCGCGGCGAACGTGGCGGTGTCGACGTCCTATACCGATGCGGGAGCGACGCCGCAGTTAGTCGGTCCGCCGGATTCCAATTACGATCACGCGAATTTCTATTGGCGCCGGGAACTGCAGCCGGAAGCGGGCGCGACAGTTTTCACGGGGACGACGATCGGCAACGGTACGCTGGGGATGGCGGCGAACGAATTTACCGGCAAGTCCGTGCGCATCACGCGCGGAACCGGCGCCACGCAGGAACGGGCGGTGACGGCCAACGACGCGGTTACTCTAACGGTGGCGCCCCCATGGACGGTGACCCCAGACACCACCAGTTACTTCGTGGTCGCCGACTCGGCATGGAATTTCGGAGCGGTCGGCGCGACCAGCCCGGTGCAAATGCAGGTGCCGAATTGGGGCGGGCAGACGGTGGAGATTTCAGGGCGATCGGCGAATGTGCTCAATCAAGAGAGCCAGTACGAGCTGAATCCTCTGACGCGGTGGCAAATCGGAAGCGGCGGCGCGGCGGGCGACACGGGCTTTCCGCCGCTACCGGACTTTGTGCTGGCACCAGGGGGACAGGGAACCGTCGATCTCACCGGAATCACTTTTTCCACGCTGCTGAACACGCTCACGATCGCGGCGGGATCGCTCACACTATTCTACTGGGACGAACTCAACACGCCGTCGACGATAAGCTTGGCGACTGGAATCGCTGCAACGGACACGACCCTCATGTTGAACGTCTTGAGCGCCGCGCAACCTGACGATTTCATCCAGATAGACGCCGAAATCGTTCAAGTACAGAGTCTGCAAAGCGGCGGGCTGCAATTGACGATCGCGCGGAGCGCGCATGGAAGCGTTGCGGCGGCGCATTTGGCGGGTGCGAGCGTCTATTTGCTGGAGCGGACGACCGTGATCCCAGCTTTCGTAGGCGCATTTTTCTCGAGTCCTGCCAGCGCGAACTACAGTTACTCGGTCTTTCTTCCAGACGTGCGCGTGGCGGCAGCCGAGTTTTATGTCAGCAATATGTATGGCACCAGTCCGGTGATGCACGTGCCGTATTCAGCCACCACCGATGGCGGGCTGCGAACGCTTTCCGGAGGGCAGATCGCGCTGCAGGTTGACGGATACCTGGCGGTGCAGACGGATGCGACTCCGCCTTTCGTAATGGACGAGGCGCATGTACCGCGGGATATTTTCGCAACCTTGCGGGAAGCGCCATCCGGCGGGGCGGTGACATTGCTGGTTCGTCAGGACAGCAGCGCTTATTCCACGCTGACCATTGCGGACGGCGCCACGGTTTCGAATACCGTGAATGGCCTCGGCTTGCCGCCCTTCGGAGCCGGGGCGCAGATCCATCTGGATGTGGTGAATGTACCAGGCGCGGCCAACACGCTGCCAGGACGCGATCTTACAGTGACCATCCGGCTCTAGAGAATGCCTGAACAAATTCAGAAGTTGAGCCCGCATCGGGACTTGCAATGCTTCTTCTTCCAGCCTTCGGCGGTGGCGGCGTTGAGCGGTGCGTCGGCCACCGGATTCACCGTATCGGGAACATGGCGCCAGCAATTCGATTGGGCGGTAATTGAATGGAATCGCGACAACGTCTATGAGCATCCTCTATTTCGCAATCTGCCCGACGGCGACTTGAGCGGTTTGACACTCACATACGACGAGACGCGCACGAACTGCATTCCGCTGGATTCGGCATTATACGCGACGGTCGACTGGCCCAGTCTGCGCGTGTGGGCGACGGCATCGGGTGGCACTGAGACGATTTATTACGTGCCGCTGGCGGGGCATGCGGCGGCGATTGCGGGCAGCTACCAATGTGCTTACGCGGACTTCACGCTATCGGGAACGGTGAACACGGGCGATTATGTCGGGCTCTCGTTTTTGACTGAGGCGTATACATACCAGTTCTTAAGCGGC